TAGATCTTTGGCATCTTTGAGTGGCATAGTAAAATCTTTTTGCCCTCTAGACTCATGTGCTTTGATACTGTCAACAAATCGATTAATATGCAAGCTCATACAGTTGCCTGGGTAGACATGTTGGTGTGTTGAACATTTGCTTCTAATTTAGAGTGAAAAGGACCTTGATACTTGTAACGCTCAAGTACAATGAGTTTGGGGTTATGAATCAGTTTCCAGTTGCGATGTTGCTTGACCATGTACCATCCAGCCGCAAACCATGATTTGCTTTTGTTGTTTTTGGTAAACAAGGGTAGCTTGTGCTTCACATCCCAGATGGGATTATATGTTCTGCATCCGGTACTGTATCCATGTACCAAGTCGGCTACAGGTTTAGTTACTTTTTCAGCTGGCTCAAATTCCACATTCTCACGTTTGCGCAACATGGGGATGGTTTTGTACAATCCAACCTTGTTCTCAATTGTGATTTGATATCCATCGTTAACTGCCTGGATGTTACCAATCTTCTGGTCATCTTTTTTCAAGATCCAATATTCGTTATCAACTACTGGTTTGGCGTGTATCATTTAATACTCCTTTGTATGTTTCATTGAGCCATCGACTGATTGTATCAGCTTGGTCACTGAGCTTGGTCAGCTCGTACTTGCCACAAAACTTCATGAAGTGTGCACCTACCATGCCCACATCTTTGTGACTGAGTTGTTCACGGATTGCGGCATCCACAGTTGCCTTGACCGCATCCGGTTGTGCGTTAAGATCGATCAATGTACAGTTACGTTCATAGTCGTCTAACACTCTGTGCTCCTCGCCATTGTGGTCTGTCCAACGCTGAAGCATCATGTTGTTCCAAGAATATCCTCGCTTGTCTCTGTCGGCAAAGGCCTCACGGAGACCAACTTTATTCTTTGTCCCTTTTTCACGTACTCCCGGATAAGCAGAGAAGACATTGTCGGAGGTGTCGCCACGCATGCACTTCTCAAATAATAGCCAGGACGGATCCGGGATGGTTTTTGGTTGTTTAGTTTTTTTATCTGTAACAGGCTTACCCTTGGCATCAAATATGCCCTCCAGTGTGATCAGTTCATCTGTAATACCATTGTATTGTGTGACGTTGGATGCGACTAATTGAACAAAGTCTGTGTCTGAGCTAACAATTACGTGATCGTCTTGGGGGTGTAATGATATCCAACGTGCAATGATGTCATCTGCTTCGGCTGTTGCGCAACGAATAACACTGCAATTGGTTCTGTCGGACAAGTATTTAGTCAGATTGTCATAAGTTTCCCAAAACAGCTTGTCTTCTTCTGCTTCGTCCTCGTTCATTTTACCACGTGCTACAGCACGGTTCTTCTTGTAGGGCTCATAGTAGTCTTTGCGCCAGCTACGGCCTTCCAGTGCAAAAATCACGTGATCTGCTTGAAAACGCTTGGCCACCTTGTTGGCAGCCATCATTGTAACGTGTAGCGCAAAGCCCAGCTTGGTCCAAGTGTCACTGGCTCTGTGGGCACCGTGACGTGCTCGGAAAAACATGTTGGCTGTATCAATAAGTAGGTATTTCATTAGGGTCTAATAGTTGGTTGCGTTTAATGTATTGTAACACATATTCCGCCCAATAGCAATGGGCATCTGGCCCAAAATGCCAACTATTTGGATTAACCGTTTTGAAACCTTGCCCCTTTAGCACCGAATTATAGGTCATTTCGTCATCATATGGATGCATGTAGCTGGCACCCCAGGCTCTTTGGTCGGTAATGCCACCAAAATGGCTATTGCCATTGAACATCACATGACGTATGCCCAGATCGTCTAGCTCTCGGTGAAATGCCCAAATCTCTCGATGCGCCTGTTGCCTGCATTTGTCCCAATCCACATCGATGACAAATTGTTTGTAGCGGTGTTGTAGTTCAGCAGGAACATCGTCAATGCCACTTGCATTCACTTGGAAGTCGTGACCTTCGTGCCACCACTCTTCTCGTTCCCAAGTGGTCCATTGTATGACCATAAAACAATCCTTGACTGCATCTGGATTGGCCTTGATCCATTCTCTTGTGGTACGTATGATGCGTGTGTTTGAACATCCTGCTTGTGCATCCAAGTACAAAACAGCATTTAGCCAGTTGGCTAATTCACATCCAAAGCTGGCACGTTCATTGTCAGGATGCGGTTGTCGTCCTAGACCATAAAACAATCCGTCATCCTGCGCCCATGCGTGTGGGTTTACTGCCTCGGCCGCGGCAGCATGACTATCGCCGTTGACATACAAAATCATTTTTGGACAAGTATTTTTGCTGTTTCTGCTTCTGCAACTCGCTTGCGCAAACTGCTAGAACTAAAGCTGTGATCACGCTTGTTAAATATCACCTGTATACCGCGCCCGGCACCCTCATTACGGCCAGTAAAGTTTTTGTCTTCATACTCAGTGCCTAGAATGCGAACGTCCAATGGTAGTATAAGCAACAAGTCAATAAGGTCTTGTTCGGTTTGGTACACAACAACTTCGTCAACATAACGACAAGCCGCAAGTTGTATCTGGCGTTCTACAACACTTTGAATGGGATGATTCTTGGTATCGGGCCTATCAATTGTGGGGTCAGTTTGTAACCCACAAATCAAATAATCACAATGATTCCTTGCTTCGCTTAACATAGCAACGTGACCTGCGTGAAGCATATCAAATGTTGAGAAGGTAATGCCAATTTTTTTACCCTGTGCTTTTAGTTCTTTGATATGATTAAAAATCATGATACTTCGCTCCTACCATTACCTATGTCTTTGCTTTGTACCCAGATACCCGAGTTTTTAATTGCTTGTTCTTGTTCCCATGTTTCCATAACAACATGTCTACACACATTCTGGAACCACTGATCCACAATGTCTGCATCTACTTTGCCTTGATAGCCGGCCTTGATTAGTCTAGCAACAAAGATTTCATTCCAGTCAAGTTCGAATGCACCTTGATGTAAGTTATCAAGATCTACATCCATGCCTAGCACAGCCACGTAAGGCTCACCTGCTTCGGTAGCAATTTGCTTGGCAGTTTTTTCAGGAGCCTTGGCCTTAGGCACAGACACCCTGGGTGCTACCTCTACAGGTTTTTCTACCTTCTTGGGTTTTAAAAATCTATCAAATATTCCCATCATTTGCCCCAGCCATTGCCCCAAAGATCAACGTGCAATCTTGGAGTATAATAATAACCACGTGCAAGTGCCCAGTCTGCAACGTTCACACGATTCTCTGCGTATGGTGCAACAACACCACCTTGTGGCATCACATATACTACGCCTTCAAAACCAGCCTCACGATACGCAGTCACAGCACGATCCACTTCTTCAAAGTGTATTTCGCTGTCAATCACAAACTTGAGATATACTGTGCCTACCTCTTGATACTCTGCCACGACCTCAGGCTTGATAGCCTCGTCCCATGCTTCGCCACTGGCACTAAGTTTAGGACTTACAGAGAAGGTAAGTTCATTATGTCCGGCCAGCCACTCATTGAGATATGTTTTAAATTTAGGCTGTAGTTTTTGAGTACCATTTGTTTCAAATGTAACATTCTTGATACCACGCATGTGATCATGATCAAACAAGTCTTGATATGTGCGCTGCCAGCCCAACAACGGCTCGCCACCTGTGATCACTAGATGTGTGTCATTGCCTGTGCGATTGGTCCACTTGCGATCTGGAATCAAGTCTAACATTTTGTCTACCAATGCATCAATCTCGTATGTGAGACTGAGTTCTTTAAAGTCTGGATGCCAACTAGCATAGCTATCACAGCCAGTGTTCACTAGTGGCAGTTCTTCAAATGTTTTGTACAAGTGTACAGACTTGGCAACTTCGTCTGCTTCTGTTGACTTTTCACCTGGCTTGCAACCAAATCCAGCACAAGTAAAGTTGCAACCAAATGTTCTTAAGAACACTGACGGGACACCGATAAATCGTCCTTCACCTTGTGCAGAATAAAATAGTTCTGATACTTTGAGTTTCATATTATAATCTCGTAATCTCTGGTCGTTTTAAAAATTTGTGTATGACATTGGGATCTGCTGTCTCTTCTATTACTTTAACACGAATATCTGGGCTTGTCACCCAACCCGGCAAAACCCAATCCAGATAGGCCAAGTGTTCCACTGGCGTGGGGTGCGGATCCTTTAATCCAGTGCCCCAGTTGTGCAACTTCCAACCATTATTTCTATCTTCGGCAAGTACAGTTTCGTAGTAACTGGGTTTGATGTTATTTAGAACAGAACTATATAACTCTTGAATATCGGGCTCGATCATGGAATGATTAGGATCGTACTGATCAGGATATACCAATGGACACATGCTTAAGAACTCGAATTTTACTCCTGAGATGTTTTGCAAAAAAGACTGTGTAGATTTAATACAGGCCAAGTCTCGAATCAAACTACCACGCTCGGTTACATATTTTCGAACATAGGCATCGTCATAGAATTTACAAGTGGTAATGTTCCCATGAGTTTGCCATCCTGTGGTATATCTATCTTCTCGCATGATGTTGGTCCAACACACTATAACTGTGTCACCTGGTCCAAACTTATGACGTTGATCTGCTTCCATAACGGAATTGAAGATAAACTGATTGCCTCCGCCACTTTGTCCCCAATTTTGGTATTCGTCGTAGTGCACCGCCAAGATGTCAGCCCAGGTGCTCCATCTATAGTGTGTAAAACTACAACCAAATGCAAATAGTCTACTCAAACTTTGCGAGCCTTAACTAACAGATGCCAACCTAGATATTCACGCACTGCCTGGCGATGTGAATCGCTCATGGCTTCAAACCAAGGCTCTAGTTCGTAACGCCCTGCTTTGTACGCATCTACGTTGTACATGAAGCAATGATCTTGACGCAGGCGTTCAACATACCAGCCATTGTCATTGTTCATCATTTGATGAATTTCATCCTTGCTGAATGCCTGTGCATACGGACAACCTGCCTGTGCTTCAAACTGGTCCAACCCCTTTTGAATCATGGCATACTTCCAGGAGTTCTTGGCATATACCATGTAGCGGAATTCGCCGCCAGGCTTAACTACAACACGAACATTGGCTATGATCTTATCAATACCCGGAAAGTGATGAATGACACCATAACTGTACACAAGATCAAATTCACCTAGGCTAGCAAGTGCGTCAGC